GCAAATGTCACGGCAGGCCGCTGGGGTGCCCGTCACGGTAACGCGTGGCGGCACCACCATCACGGTTGCGCAGGCCATTCAGGGAGAAACTCAAAAGGTGCCACTGGCGGATAATTCCGAGATCACGGTAGACGCGGCCGACTGGTTGATTCCGGTTGCCGCGTACACCCTCGGACAGCCGCAAAACGGCGACATCATCACGCGGAGAATTGACGGCACAGCATACGTTTACACCGTCGAAACTCCCGACTACGGGCAGCAGGCGTGGGATTGGTCGGACACGGCCAAAACCACCTACCGCATCAGGACCCGCAAGGACGGCGGCAGCGCTTACGACGTAAGCAAACCCAACGGCTTTGATTTGGCCGGGAGTGAAATGCGGTATGACTGACATGGTTGCAGGACTAGACGACCTCGAGCAGTTGTTTGCAGCAATGGTCGAGCACGGCGGGCGACGCATCGCAAAGTCTGCATTGCGAGCGGCGGTTGTGGAAATTGCACGCGAAATGAAGCGGGACATCCCAGCGAATGTCGCAGACGCACGGGACTCAATCCGCCACTACGTAGCGGGCGGAAATAACAACATCCGCGCAAAGGTTGGTGTCAATGTCGGTATCGGCCGGAAGCGTCAACCGGTGAAGAAATTGCCGCGCCGCCGTAGTGGCGGGGTCGGCATTAGCGCCCGAAATGCCGACTGGTGGATCAAGGGCACAGAGCAGCGGTATCGCGGTCGCAAGCGTCGCAGTGACGTGCCGCGACTAGGCCAGTCGCTGGTTTCAACCGGGCGAATGCCTGCGGGGCGTGACGGTCTCGCATCGCTGGCATTTACCCGCGCCGCAAGTCGGCTGCCTGCACTGATGCAGGCCAGAGCACAGGGCCAATTTGACAAGCAAATCAAACGGAGGGCATGACAGATGGCGAAGATTCCAGTCAAGGGCACGGTGATCAAGCAGGAAATTTCGTCCGTGCTGACCGCCGTTGCGCAGATCACAGAATTCAGCAGCAGTGGCGCTGAGTCGGAGACATACGACGCAACCACCATCGACACCAGCGGAGCGGGCAAAGAATACGCACCAACGGGTTACAGCGAGGGCGGGAGTTTTGATTTCGGCATGTTCTACGATCCGGGGCTTGCTGGACATCAGGCAATCACGGACCTCGTGACAACACCGGCCGAGTGCAACTGGGATATCACATTCGCCGACACCGGCGGAAGCAATTCGACCATGACAAGCGCGGGCGTCGGGTTTAACTTCACCGGCGCAATGAACGACGGTCTGAAAGCCGACGTTTCGCTCAAACTGGATCAGCTGATTGCCTACACGTCGTGAGGTTGAGCGATGCAAATCAAGCTAATTCGTAGTGACCTCGGCGTAGCTGCCGGGGTTGCTGATTCCGAAGACATGATACACCGCGACGGCCGCCGATGGTGGCGTTGCGGTGCAATCATCGACGTGCCACAACGCGCGTGCGAAATCCTAGTCGGTAACGGCGACGCAGAGCCAGCAGACGACGAGGCCGAGCAGGTATGCGCGGGGTGGCGAGATAAACGCGCGGCGGTGCTGGAATCGCGCGAGATGCTGGCACGCGGCATTGAGCCAGAAGACCGGGAAGCATTCCGGCGGGGTGAGCTTACGGGGTATGATGAAGACGGCAATCCAATCAACGAGGGGGCACAATGAGCAGGCAAGTTATTGGGCGTGAACAGTTTCTAAACGGGCTGGCAGATACACCGAAAGAGGATGTGCCAGTGCCTGAACTGGGCGACGGTTGCGTTGTGCCGGTGTGGGGTATGACCGCAGGTGAGCGTACGCGATTCGAACGCGGTTTCACCAGCAAGGCCGGTGCGACAATTGACGCACGAATCCAAGAGTACCGCGAACGGCTGGTTGTGGCATGTTGCCGCAGTGATGACGGCACGCCGATTTTTACCATTGACGATGTTGCAGCAATCGGCAGCAAACGCGCCGACGTGCTGGAGCGAATCGTAAACGCCGCACAGCGGTTGTGCGGCATGAGCAACGCCGACATTGCCGAGACGGTGGGAAACTAAAACAAGACCCGGCAAGGCTGTTGGCTGCGAGGCTGGCAGCGGTGCTGGGATACACTGACCCGGAAGTGATGCTAGACAGCATGACGCCGGATCAGTGGCAACACTGGCAAGCTGTTGATTGCGTCGAGCCAATCGGCAACCGTGGCGTTGAAATAATACTAGCACGCATCGGCGAATTGCTGGCGCGTTTTATTGGCGCTGAAATGCAGGCCGCGGACTTTGCGCCGTGGCTGGCACCGTCACACGGTGGCAAGTTGTCGCCAAGGCAATCAGCCAGCGCGATCCAGCAACAACTACAGCGAGCGAAAGGGCGTTGATTGTGGCAAGTTTCGGCACACTATCGCTAACGCTGACCGCAAACGCCGGGCAGTTCCAGGCCCAAATGCATAAGGCGGCGCAGACGGCCCACAACCTCAAAAGCGCAGTCACATCTGCGGTTGTGGTTGCGGGCAAAATGAACAACCTGCGGGTTGGTCGCGATTTACCGGAACAACTCGAAGCTACCGGGCGTGAATTGCGAGTAGTCGAGCGAAACACCGCAGCGGCAACGGCGGGCATCCGCGGCGTTGAGGAGTCGTTGACGGTTGCAAGTAGTGCGGCAACGGTTGCATCGTCAACGATTGCCATTGCTGGTCGATCAATGGGCGCAATGGGCGTTGCCGCATCTGGCGCGAGCGCTGCAATGAGCGGTGCTCTAATTCACGTGATGGGATTGCGCCGGGCAGTGCAAACACTCGGCACGGTTGTTGGGCTGGCGGCCGATGGAATCAAGACGCTATTGCTACCGCTGCGGCTGGTTGGCAATGGCGTTACTATGGCGGCCAGGTCGTTTGGGTTGCTGTTGCTGCCGGTGCGCATGGTGGCCAGTGCGACGGGGTTATTCCTGCGAGTGCTGACGCTGTTAGTGTCGCCAATGCTGAGCGTGGCAGGCGTGGCGCTGAAAGCGTATCTGGCATTCAAGGCGTTTCAGATTCAAGCAAAGATTCTGCGGGCTGTCATGGATTCACTACCGCCGCGTGCAAAGGTGGTGGCGGGGGCGCTTGTTGCCATTGGCGCAGCAACACGCACAGCGTCTGCGGCGTTGGGAATGTTTGGCGTGGCAGGCCGCGCGGCTGCGTCTGCGTTGTCTGCAATGGCCTTGCCGCTGCGGTTGATTGTGCATCCAATTCGCACGGCTACCGCCGCCGTCGGAATGCTGACGCGTGCGGTGAAGGCCCTGGTGAGCACGGCACTGGCGCCGCTTAAACTGGCGTTGTCGCCGTTGATGATGCTTGCCGCAGGTGCGGGCATGCTAAAACTGGCAGCCGATGCGGAAACGCTGCAATTGCAAATGTCAGTACTGACCAAAGACGCCAAGCTTGCCGCACGCGTCATTGCGGAGCTTAACGCGTTTGCGAATCAGACGCCGTTTTCGAAACTCGACATAAAGGCAGCAGCGCGGCAATTACTGGCGGCGCAGGTGCCGGTTGCACAGCTAATCACAGACCTGCAAATTCTCGGAAACATTGCAGCGGGCACGGAAGTGCCATTGCGTGAATTGGCCGACGTTTACGCGCGAATGAGGGTAAGCGGCCGCGTGACGATGGTTGATATCAACATGCTGCAAGGCCGCGGAATTGATATCGTTACAGAGTTGACAAAGCGATTCGGCAACCTGCAACAGGCGGTGCAAAACAACCAGGTTGGGTTTGCTGATATTCGTGCCGCGTTGCTAGCGCTGACGACCGGCGCGGGCACGTTTGCCGGAATGATTGACAAGCTATCTGGCAGCCTGTCCGGCCAATTTAGCAAGTTAAAAAACAACATCATCATTGCCGCAACGGCTATCGGCGAGCAGATGGCACCAGCGGTAAAATCTGTGCTGGAGCAGGTGAACCGGCTAATTGAAGGGTTTATGCAGATCCCCGATAAAATTGCATTTGTCGGCAATGTCATTTCAGCCGCGTTTAATGTTGTGTTTGCCAAGATTGCCGACACGTGGGATGCGACAGTACGCCGAATGAAAGTTTCGGGCACTAACTTGTTGATGCGGGTAGCTGGTGCTGGAATAAACATTCAGGGCCTTGGTGGCGCAATAGTGCCGCAGATCAAGCCAGCGGCGGCAGGGCCTTCACCGGCATTGGTGGCCGCGCAGGCTGCACTAGATGGCCTGCTGGATCAGTTAAAGAAACCAGCGCCAAAGGGGCCCGCATTGCAAGCGCCGCCCGCTGCTGAAAAGGCCGCAGGCAACGCCATTGCTGGACTGCTGGACCGGCTAAAGGTGGACGCGAATGTGATTAGCTGGGGCGTGCGCGGGATGCTGGACCGGGCGCAAATTCGCGGCGGCGCGTTTATGAACATGTTGCGGAATTGGTTCGGGGGCGATGGTGACGCCATGCAGGCGCAACAGTCGCAAACCGCAGCGGCTATGCAGCGTGGCAGCGCGGACGCATTTTCAACCATCGTGCAGAACATGCTGAGCAGGCGCGATCCAGTTGAAAAGGCTGTGAACAAGGGCAACAACATTGCGGCAAAAGGGTTCGACGCGCTAGCAGATGGACTCGGCGCAATTGCCGCCAACATGGGAGTTGCTGGACCATGACAGTTACCTATCTCGGGCCAGTTGACAACGGCACAGCAACCAACACGCGAGGCGTGCGGCGGTACGTGCGC